TATTGGTCGTCTTGAAGATAATCGGCTGTGCGTCAACAGTTCGCAATTCAATGGGCAGAGACGCATTGGTGACCATACGGAAACTTGTGCTGTCTCGGGACAAAAGCACGTTGCCATCATCCATTTTGATGCTGCCCTGCAACTGGATGTTGCCGGAAGCGTCCCAACGGAAAGCCTCTGCACCACCTGCGATAGCAGCCCCAACATCAGCAGATACCCAGCCAACACCTGTATCTGGATCGGCCTTGTTGGGAACGTGTGTGGGATTGGTGGATGTAGCAGCCTCGTTGAGTAGAGCGGGGCCAGCGGCGTTTGCCATAGAAAGGTCGCCACCTGTACCAAAATCAGCCACCTGCGCATTATTGGTCATAATAGCAAGAGCGTGGTTTGACCTTGTACCGATCAACGCACCGCTGCTGTCCGACGCGAGCAGGGCAATCCGCCTCCCGCCAGTCGATGTGCGCGTTTCAAGAGTTGCGCTGGTGGCACCAATAACCTCAAGATCACCGCCAACGCCCGGTGACCCACCCACGCCAAGGCTTGTATTGAACACGCCTGTCGTAAACGTCCCCGCTGCCGCAGACGCGCCACCAATAACTGCGTCGTCAATCGTGCCGCCGTTAATGTCGGGGCTGGTCAGCGTCTTGTTTGTCAGCGTTTGCGTGTTCGTCGTGCCAACCACCGCGCCCGTTGCGCCGTGCGCCGCTGTGTCCGCAATATGCGTGGGCAGGCTGTCAGAACCAACCTGCGTCTGAAGTGCCTCGATTTCGGTCTTGGCCGCGCTGAAGTTGTCCCGCACGGATGATGTGGTCGCGTTCCCCGCTGTCGGCTTGGTCGCGTCAATATTGCTCGCCATTAGGCTTCACTCCATGTTTCAGTCGTTTTCGTCGTGTCCCACACAGTTTCGCCAACATTGTCACCTTCAGGGGCAGCGTCCCATACCGTCACGCCGCTGTCCCAAGTTGTCCCCTCATAGGCCGGTCGCCACCATTCAGTTGCCATCAGATGCCACCCATGCCAACATCCGCAGCCACGTCAGAGCGCACCTGCAATGACCCGCCACGAATGTCCCGCTCGTCAGTGCGGACCTTCTCCATGCCCCGCAGGAACAGTTGGCCGTAATATGCCGCCTTTGCTTCGTCCTGTAGCCAGTTGTACGCGTGGTGAAGTGCGCCGTTCAGATACATTTCCTGATGCCGCGTCAGGACGCCGTTTGTCGTGTTGCTGTCGGAAAGCGGAGGGAAGTTTCGCTCATACACCAATTCCAGCGTGTAGGCCGCGTCAGGCGTCGGGCCAAGGCGAAAGTCGCTGCCAACAACCGTGAACCGTTGGGGTTGGCCCGTAGAGCCAGATCGAAACAGCGTGTTCATCTGTTCAGGTGTGACAAACAGAAGCGTGGTTGCCGCGTCTGAATCAACCCGAAACGAAATAATCTTTCGCAGGTCGTCAGGCACGTCAACATACTCGTCGCCCGATGTGGTCGTGGTCGTGTACCGCACACGATTCTCACGCAATGACACCTCGCGGTTCATATCGGACTCTGCCAGAGAAATGAACTCGGGGATGCGATCCGTGAAGGCGGAATCGTCGCGGGCCACCCAATTCTGAATGGCGGTCTGAAGTTCGCTGTATGTCGTTAGAGCCATCCGTATCGGCCTCCTTCCCACCGTTCGTGCATCCCGTCAGGCTGCATCAGTTTCGTCTTGCCGTGAATTTCAACTTCAGTCCCCAAACCCCGTGCAAGCCCAATCAGGTATTCAAGGTTGGGGCGGTGGTGGTCGTAAATGTCGCCCGACAATTCCACTCCGTACAAGTCAATCTTCGGTCTCCACTCCCATATTGCTGCCGCAATCATGTAAGCAATGTTGGAACAGAAGTAATCACCAGTAAGTCTTGCAATAGCTTTCAGCGGATACTCAACCGAATACTTTACTTCTGGATAGTCCTTCTGCATCCATACTGGAAGCCCAAAGTCATTAACCCGCTCAATGTGAGACGGGTCAATAGTGCTTATGTCGTGCAACTGGAACAGCCGGTCGTAGCGCGGCGCGTGTGGATCACGCATAATACCCCATACGTCCCAACCACTCTCGCCAACAGGTGCGTCTCCGTGGCTATCAGGCCCAAGCCCAACAATCGCAACATTGTTCATCCCGTGAACATCCTTGTTCCAGTTGCGCCGGGGGCAGTCAAAAGTTTGCTGTACTCGCTCGACTTGTACCGACGCCGGAAGAACTCATTCCTGTCCGCAGCAGGCCACCGCCAAAAAGCAGCCGGTGACAGACCCGCTTCACGCACCCATTGCTCGGCAAGGGTCAAGGGAATTGATGCAACGCGCTTTAATTCCCTAGACGCCGAATAGCCGTCATTCATGGTCGCAAGGCGCTGGTTGTTGTCCAGAATCGGCGTGGCATCTTGGTGCGTTCCAATAAGAACCGCTGTCTCGTCGTTGGGGTCTTCCTGAATGGTCGTAACCACTCCACCCCATTGATCGAGAATTTCTCGATTCATCGTGACATTTCCGTAACGTAAACCACGCCACCGGACGACACCTGAATGGCAGACACAAACTCCCCCTGGCCCGCATCGAGAACAATGGGGACATTGGGGGGCAAATAAATGCTGTCAGACGTGGCGGTGACGCCTACCGCAACAAACGCCGCAACCGTCGCCACCAGACGCACCTTGAGCGTTCCACTGGTCAGCGCGCTTGCTGTGGATGCCGCCGTGCCAGACGTGGTGATAGAGTGGCTTGTCAGGGCGCGGAAACCGTCCTGCGTGACGCTCTGTGCATATGCGCCGGTCGAAAACATAACCAGCGCGAGAATGATTCCAAGTTTCTTCATCAACGGCTCCATTGCTTTACCGCCGCCATCGCGGCAGGCTGTTGTGTGACGTGTTCAGCAAAATAATCCATGATGCCAGACACCTCCTCTTGATTGCGAACGGCTTGCAACAAGTATTCGGCCCGCAACAAAAGCACCAACGGGTGATACGGCTGCGCGCTTCTTGCAATATTGTAAACCCTATCTGCCGCTTTGTCATATACAATTACTTGCGCTTCCATGTCCATTACCATGCCAAGCGATAGAATTGTTTGCATTCGCGTAGTAGAATCCAGCGGGAATACATCGTGCGCCTTCATATTGTGCTCAAATGCGGCGAGCGGATTCTGGGTAAACGCCTGCTTCGCCTTGGTCATATGCCACTCACCAATATAGGCTAGAACCCCACTTGCAAGGATCGGTAGCATCAGAACGGGCAGCAAATATCGCATTGATAACTCCACATCCCATAGCAACCACCGCCGCCGAAGCGGGGTTTTGCAGGGGAAAGTTGAAAAACATCAGAAGACCCGCCATCAGCAGAAACAAAGCGTTCCCACGGGCGAGAAACAAGAGGCGCGTCAGGGACAGGGAAAAAAGCAACCCAACAGACCCAAGAACCGCGAAAATCTGCAACCAATCATTATGCACTGCATTGGTGAAAAACATAAGCCCCTTCATCATCGTGCCGTCAAATAGCGCCAGGTGGCTTTCCTGATAAAAAGGATACCAATACATGAACCCGCCAAGACCAACGCCGTGCAGGACGCGCGTGGGTTCGTCCAAGACCATATAGGCCGTGTTGGTCCATATCTCAGCCCGCTCGCTCATAGAACGCATCACGAACTCAAGGGCAGACCAATCACCCCATGCCCACATAACGTAGCCAGAGGCGGCTAGGGCAGGCACCAGAGCGGCCCTGTAGGGTGTGACGTGCTTGCGGGCCACCCATAGGCACCAAAGGGCCAGCGCGGGCCACACAACGTCTGAGCCGCCATCGCCGGAAAGGGTCGCACCCTCGAATACCCCCAGAAACACAAAAACCGCAATGGCGACATACCAGCGGCACCAAGGCACAAGAAGGAGAAGAAACTCGGATTGAAATATCGTGTTGCCAAGCCCGCCGAATATATCCGGTCTGAGCAGGGACAACCCGATTCCCGTTACCGCAATAGCATCCCAAGGGACCGCGCCGCGTCGGGAGAAATACAGGTAAATCACAAACAGCGTCACAGCGTTCTGCAACCGTATCAGCCCTTCGTGCCAATCAGGCGACCAAATAAGGGACAGGGCCATCCAGAGCAAGAGCAAGAGGGCGGCTGCGTCGGGTGGGAACGACCGCCAACCGCCCTCTGATCGTCGCGCAAGGGCAAGCCCAAGAACGAACGAACACAGATAAAGCCCTAACCATTTTGGGACGTTCGGGGAATAAACCCCGTAGCCCCACTGTAGGACGGCGACACCTACAAGTATCGCCGCCCAGTGCCTCGCCAGCCAAAGACCGAAAGGCGCTCCCACCACGCCCATCACTATTCGATCACAATGACGATATTGCCACCACATCCGGTGGCACAAGTTGCGCCGCCATCAATGTTGAGTCCAAGAACAGAACCCTGCGTCACCGCAAAGTTGTTGCTTGAGATCGAAACACTGTTTGATGCGCCGTCCGCAGACAAAGCGTACCCAACAGTAAGCGGGGTCAACTCGTTGAACAGGCCCGAACCGCTGGAATACTGAACCCCAACTGCGCTCGTGCCGGAATCAACCGCACGACCCGTGACATAAACTTTCGTCACCGTGCCGGACTTGTGAGACACCACATATTGCGTTTGAGCCTCGGAAAAGTTCGTAACAGCAACAATCAAGCCGCCGTTACCAACGGGAACAGTTGCACCCGTGTCGTCTTCCCAGACCGTCGAACCGTCAGCATTCTGCTTGATGTTCCAACCGGCACTTGCCGCGCTGGACCACAGAAAAGTAACGGCAAAAAGTGCGATAAGAAACCGCATAGTCACCTCCAAAGTTAAGAGGGGGCGCGAATGCCCCCTCTCACGGTTAGCTGGTCGAAAGATCGAACACGCCGCCAGAAGCCGCTTCGTTGCGGGATTCCAGCGTGTACTCTGCCAAAAGCTGACGACGCTCGGAGTCGCCGGTCTTTGCCAGATCGTACAGGGTGAACGGGCGCAGGTAGGCAACGGCCCACATATCCTTCTGGACCACCAAGCAATCGCGCGCACGCATGAAACGGTTCGGGACAATCTGAAGTTCCCCGAAGTCCGAATCATAGATGTCGATTGCGGCGACAAGGGTTTTGTCTTCAGCACCCTTGAACCGCGTTGCATTGCCGGTGAAACCGGAAATCTTCTGCTTGTTGAACGAGCCGACCATGATGCAATCAGGATCGCCGCCCGCATCCCACGTTGACTTGATAACGTCCTTCAGGAGCGCCTCAGTCAGCGTGCGCTGCGTGCCGTCCGTGCGGGCAGTATTGCCCACAGAACCGTCCGAACCACCCGAACCGGCGCTGGTGTTCGTGTCAAGCCACGAGTTCACTGCACCAAGCTGGCGGATGGTGGTTGCGTCGCCGGTCACTTCCGCGCCATTGCGAAGAAGAATCGACTCCATGTCACGCTTGAGTTCGCGGGACATTTTGGCAACCTGATACGACAGTTCGGAACGCCGACCGGCCTTGTTGACGGCCTCCTGCGTACCCGAAACGCGCGGCACCTTGTCGGAAATCTGACAGGTGTTGCTCAGACGAGTGGTCGCCGTCACAGCGTCCGAAGTCGCATCACCACCTTCAAAGGTAGCGTTGGACGAGGAAGCCGCTGCAAGCGAGTCCGTCTGCCATTCGTGAAGAACGGCGGTCGCATCGGTTCGGTCGATACCCGACATGAACGGGGTATCGGTCGGGGAAATGTCATAAATGACATTGGTGAGGTCCTCGCGATTACCGACCGCAGAGAACGAAAGGAACGTATTTGTTGGCGCTTCGGCCATTGGACTACTCCATTAGGGTTGGATCACAACCCGCGCCCCGACTAAATGCCCATTTCCTTGAAAATGGATGCTGCATCGTCCACGGAGCCGGTATTGCGAAGTTTCCGACTCATGGTAGTCACTTTGTCCCGCTGGATGGTGTCCTTGCCTTTCGGCGCGTTTGCCTTCAGAACCTTGGGAAGCCCCTTGACCTTCTTCTTGGCCTCGGGTTTGGATGCCTCAAGCCCCCGATACCGCATCGCATCCCGAACAATGAGATACTGACGGTGATCGAGCATATCAGCCAGTTCATCGGCGTTGTAGCCAATGTCTGTCAGATACTGCTGCATTTCCTTCACAACGGGTTCCGACTTTTTGGAATCCCCGAGTTCCGGCCATGCTGCCAAAAGGCGGTTGCGCTCATTCTCAGCCCATTCCCGCTTTTGTGCTTCAGACTGCTGACTGCGTTCCTGCTCGACACGCAGGCGTTCAGCCTGCGCCTGTTGCAAAACAGCCTGCTTTTGGTCCCACATCAACTTCTGGCGCTGCATTTCATCACCGCCATAAGTATCAAGGACGTTTTCCCAATTCGGCTCTTGCCCGGCCACTTGCGCTTGCAAGTCTTGAACAAGTCCGTCCAACGTCGCAAATTTTGACTGCCACGTTTTTGTTGCCTGATCCACAGCCTGATCGAATTTATCTCGCTCAGACCGGACCTCGGACATCTTGGCGTCATAGTCCTGCTGTCGCTGGTAGCCCCGGACGGCCTCTGCAATCGGCACCTCGACTTCCTCGCCGTTGACCTTGGCTTTCACGCGAAGGTTGGAAAGATCTTCCACCTCCAACGCGGCTGCAAGATCGGAAAGGGTCTCGGGAACCTCATAGTCCTCCGTGGGTTCAGCCTCAGGCTCGCTATCTGCCTGTCCGTCAGATTCCTCCGCGTCGGCGTTTGCCTCTGCGTTGGCATCCTGTGACACCTCGTCGGTGTCCTCCGCTTCGTCCGGCTGCAAAACGTGGGTCACATCGCCATTCGGCTCTGCGTCTGTTTCAACGGGTTCCGGTGAAGTTTGCGCTTCCGGTGCGACTTCGGGTGCCGACTCTTGGCTGAAGATCGCATCAATTCGCGCTGCTGCTGACTTTACGTCCGCTCCAGAGTTCTGGGTAACGGTTTGATCGGTCATTTCTGACCTCCCTGTTTGGGCCAAGGTTGACCCGGGTTTTGAGATCGAGCAAGCGACGTATGTGCCATCTCGCCCGTTTCAATGTGGTGCCGAAGCGCGCGCAATAGGCTGGAAAGCAAATCAAGCTGCAATCTCACCCGGTAACGCATGTCTTCGTCATCCAGTTTGCTCAAACAGAACTCTTGCCATAGGCGGTCTTTGACCGCTTCCACGGCATCCTGAAAATGCCGGTTGTCAAGAATCTGCTTGACCTGGTGGCCGCGCTCACGCTCTGCAAGCAACTGCCGTTCGTCCATCCCACCGTCCGTCATGGGCTAGTAGCTCATGGCTTTCTTGGACTTCTTTGTTCCGCCGCGCTTGCCACGGAACGCTTCGTCGCTTCCGGCGTTGAGCCGGGAAGTCTTGACGTTTGACCCCTTGTCGTAGCTGGTCTTCAGCTTTGACATGGTTTTGGTCGGTGCGTTAGAAAATTTCATTTCTACCTCCAAAGTGCGACAAGAACAGCCAAAAGGTCGTCCTCGTCCTCGAATGTCCTTTCGGACGCTATCCCCGCTGGTGCGAGGAATCTGAATGCCTTGCGCTTTGGCTTCTCACGCGGGGTCGGAACGTCTCCAGCATCCCACAGTTCATTGCGAAGCCTCTGTAATACTGCAAGCGCATAGTCCTTGTCTTGCGTTCTTTCGCCACCCGGAAGTATATACCATCTAACGGGTGCAGCGCGAGGGGTATTGCAAAGTAATGATGCAAGCATCTTTATGTGTTGTCATAGAGGTTTAGGCTAAACCGGCACACAATGTTTGCCGCTGCGCCGCCGCCCGACGCAGTTGCAGTGAAGTAGATAACATCACGGGATGCTGCTCTAAACTTAATTGGGTCAACAATAAGGCGCTCCAAGCCTGTCGAAGTGTCAATAGTGTCTCTGTAAATCTCGTAGCGTGTACCGACAAGTCGGCTGTACGAATACCCACGCAGTGCAACAACCTTCGCCTTGTTTGTTGTGCTCACGTTGAAGAACAGTAACTGCATCGCTGCGGTCTGATTGAAGCCTACATGGAACAACGCCTGCTGTGTGACAGAGCCAAGCGCGGGGATGACCGCTTGTACTGACCCACCTGTGGTCGCGGTGACGGTGATGTCATTGGCATTATACGTCAGACCGCCGTTGGTGTTTACCGCCACTCGGTTGATACCCAAACCACTGAACGATGTAACGTCGCTGCCGGTAGACCCTAACGTATGCACCGCAACAGCCTGATTACCATCAGCGTCGAGGTAGTATACCACCAAAGATAATGCACCTGTCCGACCAGCGCCGTCCGTTGCATTGTTGTATGCGATGGTGAACGTCGAGGCGGATGTAATGATTGTTGGCAGGTTCGGGGAAGCCGCCCATACGATTTGCTCTGTGCCGTCAGTTAGACTGTTGCGGTACCCAAACTTATTCCAGCTTGTAACGCCGCCCCGCAGCCCTCGCACAACCTCGTCCTGATAGTCGGTCGGGCGGGTTGACTGCCCATCGCTGTCCAGCCCGATGCTTTGATTATTAGGTGTGTTTCCAGATCGAAACAGCCCGTAGTAAACAAAAAGGCGCAGGTAACTTTGCGATCCAGAGTCGTTGACCAATCTTATTCTGAAATAGCGCGGCCCCTTGACGGCGGTATGAAATTCGTGAATGCCAGAAGCAACGCGAAATCCTGCCGTAGGGAATGTGGTCCAGTTTGTCCCGTCAACTGAAAAATCAAAATACAGCGTTCCAGGGTTGTCAGTCTGACACGAAACCATCACGTCAGGATAGTCATTCTGCTCACCTGTTCCGGTGAACGTCGCCCCAGACCCAAGCGCCACTGTTGAAGAATTTACAGAAGACTCAATACCAACGGTTCCGACCTTGGACAACCCATCAACTGTGACGCCTTGACGATTTGCAAGATTCTCGGGGTCCGTAATAACCACCGACTCACGGTGCGCCTCTGTCCCGTCCGTCTGCGTGACAACCGAAGTATCCAGAACCTTGTCGGTAATGGCACCAATCGGCAGGTTGCCTTCTTCGACCGCCATTAGTCGTCTTCCTCCACGCCCTCAACTCGTCCGTCCGCGTCGCGAACCACGCGCATCCGGCGCTTGCTTGGCGCAGCACCGTCCACCGTGATGTTGATGGGCTGCTCACTGCGCTGTTCACCAGATGAACGAGGTTGTTCATTCTGTGAACGCTCTGCCGCCTTGCTCGCCACACGCTCCTGTGTCTCGGACTGAATCTCGGCAATCTCACGTTGGATTGAAAGCCGGTTGGTTTCCATTTCCGCGTTCATGCCAAGTTCCGCACGGCGCAACTCAAGTTCCGCGTTGGCCTTCTGCTCCTCAAGGGCAAGCTGTGCAGCAGTCTTCTCACGCTCTAACTGCATCTCGGCGTACATCTTCTCACGCTCAAGTTCCAGCTTCGCCGCCTGCTCCTGTTGGGACAGGGACACACGCATCTGTGTCTGCTGCATGTCAGTCTGCGCCTTCAACTGCGCCTCTTGCGCCTTGCCCTGCAACTGTGCCTGCGTCTTGGCCTGATCGGCCTGAATTTCCGCCTGCACCTTCATCATCTCAGGGTCGGGCTTCTCGCCCTTGGACGCCATAGCCTGCTGCATTTCCGGAGAGTTCGGGTCCGAGAAGTACGGATCAGCCGACTTCAGACCAGCCGACTCAATCAACTTCTTGGTCGTGTTGTGGATGTTCTCAAGATTGACTAGCGGGCCATCTGCGCCGCCCTGGAAGGACACAATGCGTTCCTGCACATTAAGCAGTTCACGCATCATCATCATTTGTTCTTCCTTGTTGCCGTAGCCGATACCGACCTCGACGCTCACATCCATGCTTGCGTTCCACGCGCGCGGGTCCATCGGCACCCACTCGCCACGCAGCCGGATCATGCGCTCCTTGTCCTGATGTTTGATAATCAGCCGCAGGATTTTGCGGAACATCTCCTTGACGCCCGTTTCGGCAAAGACGCGGGCAATCATCTGCTGACGTTTCATGCCTGCCGACTGCATCAGGTTGATGCCCGTGGCCGTCTTGTTCAGCGAGTCGGGGTCAAGCCCCTGATTGTAGCGCGAAACGCCCGTGCGGGCCTCACGCACCTGATCCATGTATTCCAGCGTGTCAAAGAACGCACCACCAAGCGGCGTGACCGGCATGGGAGCAAGCGAGTTGCCAACAGGATCAGACGAGTCAATGCGAACCACACCACCGGGGCGGTTGGTCAGCAAATCATCCAGATTAACATTCTGGTTCACCGCAACGCGGTTGTTATTGATGAGATAGGCGTTATCAAGCACCTGCCGCATCAGCGTGGACTTGATAAGCTGAATGTCCATCGTCAGGTCCGCAATGGACTGACCGAAGAACTTGTGCGGCATCGGAATCGGCGTAATCGAGACAATCGGATTCTCGTCAATCTCAATGTTCTCCAGAACCTCATAGCCCGAACCGGCTACCGTCACCTTGCGGAGTTCGCCTAGGCCGTCTCCGTCATAGTCTACGCGCATATAGCACTCGTAGACCCATACACGACGCATGGACTCATCGTCCCCCGCGTCGTACATGTCAATGTCGTCTTCCTGATTGAAGCGCGCCAGGCGCTCGCTCGTATATTCCGCCTCGTCGTGGGAGGGGATTCCCATGACGGTCTTCTTGTCAAACCCGGCCTCAATCAGTTCCGTGATGGTCTTTTCCATCCGGTGATAGGTGAACGGCGCACTTGACAGCGAGGAAGACCGCTGACTAATGCCGAACTCCTCGGGCGGGAATGTCTCAATCCGCACCCGTCCGTCCATCGCCTTGCGGAGAATGGTCAGGTCGTGCAGACCGTCGCTTTCCTCATGCTCAATCGCCTCAACGTCATCGTCGTCAAGGATTAGGGCCATTTCTTCTTCAGTCAGACCCTCGAACGTCTCGCGCTTGGTTTCGTCCGTTTCCTCCCAATAGACCTTGGCAACGCCGTTCTTCTGCAACAGCGCGTCCTTGAACATATCGTAGAGAATCTGGAAGCCGTTGTTGTCCTTGTGGAAGATGTGGTTGACATATTCCGTCGCCTGCTTGGCAACAGCCTCGTCTTCCATGGAGGACGGCTCAAACCGAACCACGTCCGAACCCGCAAGGAAAATCTCAATCAGGTTCGGCAATAGCCACTCAATCGTGTCCGCAACATCCGTGGACACGACCTGTGAGCGGCCATCAACCTCGTTTCCGAACGGCTCGCCATAGTAATAGTCAAGGGCGCGCTGGCGCTCCTCGGCTATCTGCGATCCGCCCGTTCCCCAAGCAGACCCAACAGCACCGGCAATGTTCTGTTTGACAATGCCCTGAAGTTCTGAGTCCGACATGCGGGCCATAGGATCAGTCCTTCCCGCCCTTGATCGACTTCAAGACAGATTTCTTGGCAGGTTTGGCGGCAACCTTGATGGACAGATGCCCGTCAACATTCTCAACCTCGACCTCGCCTTCGTAGCCGTCGATGGACATAGAACTTGCATTCAGCAACATGGCTGTGAACTCATGCCACGGACTTGCGGTTTTCAGATCAAACTTCATCTTTACTCTCCTTACATGGTGTTTGGAAGCGACAGCCACCGTTCGTAATTGTCTTCGTAAAATTCTCTGCCACTTTGCGGAGTGGCTGGGATTGGTGCTGCCTTCATTGCGAGTTTATCGGATGCCTTGTTTGCTAAGGCTGACTGCGCCAAACCCACATCATCACGAACCAAAACGTGTGCGTTTTCCTCGGGCGACCATTCCCATATGCGTCTCACGCGGTCAATCGGGATTGACTTATACCCAAAGTCACCAGTGCCAGCCCCACCCCGCATTGACGGGTCTGCATCCATTCCTGACACGTCGAACTCGTAAATTCGGCCCTGTTTCTTTCCTCCATACGCCCCGCCACCCACATATCGGTCTGGTGAAGGCTCGACAAAAACACCGGCCCCAAGAGCATCAAACGACCCCGCTTCCTCTGCCGCAGACGCCTCGGCGGGGGAAACAGCCCTATAAACAACACCCTCTGGATTCTTGTTGCCGGGTCCACGATTCTGAGGGGCATAAATGTCGTCAATCCAATCATCAAACTTCTGGCCCATTTTCGGGGCTGGGCGCGCCATCCGGCTTGCTTCGTCCATTGGGAGGGCGTCGGCTTGACGACCAATCGCGTTCGCCGTCAACGCGCCCTTCGGCACATATCGACCACCAACAAGGCCACCGCCCATGACCGCCATCGTGGTGTCTATCGCGCCCGTCTCGGGATCAACTTCACCATGCAGGACGCGCTTGGGAGCCTCGACGCCGCGCACAAGGTCGCGAATCAGTCCAGGCCACGCAAGACTTACCTCGTCCGTTTGCCTGTTCACGGCAAGCGGCAGAATATCCCCATATTCAAGGTTGGGGTCTTTCTCTGGAAGCAATCCCGGCACAAAAACCTCTAAACTATGGAAACCTGCGGCATCGGCAATTCCCGGCCCCAGAACTTCTGATTACGCACCCGGTCGGATGCACCAAACGTCAAACAAAACGCATCAGCAAGGTCAGGGGAGCGAACCCCGCGACGTTTCATGTCGTCCTTGCTCTCCACTTGAATCTTGCCACCCTGCGTCAAGTCATACTTGACCGCCGTAAGTTCTGCCGTCAATTCATCGTCGGCGGGCATAGTAACATCCATCTGCATAAACCATTCACGCGCCTTAAACCACAATTCATCGCGTAATCGCATGTAATTCTTCTTGGCCGCTGCTTGCTCTGCAACATTGATTGCTTGAGAAGGATAGCCCATTTCTTTAAGTCTATCAGAAACACCCGCGCCGTAGCCAATAGCATCTACACATATTCTATGTGGCCTGTCATCTTCTTTCGTCATTTCATATTCGGCAGCAATCAGGTTCGCCAACTGCATCAAGTCCTTCCCGCGCCAGAACTGTGCGGGTTGCAATATCGTGTTGCCGCGTCGTTTCACCAGTGCAGACCTATCGCCACCAAAGCGGGCCACGTCCAGCCCCCAGATAACCGAACCCTGCGTTGGCTTCACGTCACGGCCCTGTGAGCCTTCAACCAGATGCAGCGGGATAACCACATCGTCTTCCGATACGGGAAATTCACCAAGAACGCGCACACGGTAGATGTTCGAGTCCGGCCCGTAGGCGTCGGCAATCTCTTGCGCGTATGTCAGGGATTCGTAGGACGCCTTGGATTCACCAGAGGCAACCTTGATGGTCCACCACTTGTCACGCAGCTTGTGGTGGGTATCGAAGAAAAACCCGCTTGTGCGGGTCGGGTTGCCGGTCAGGATTGTCTTCGCGCCCGGGGTGGACATGGCACCCTGCGATACCTCGAAGATGATATCGTCAATACCGGATGCCTCGTCACCAATGATAAGCATGTTGTCGGAATGGAGGCCCTGGAACGCCTCGGGGTCTTCCTTGCGGGCCGTTCGGGCGCTCGCAAAGGATTCTTTGGGGGCGGATTTGAGGACCATCGTATCGGCGCGGATTTCAAACCACGACCGGATGGGGTCTTTCATCTGCCGGTGCCACTTGGCGAGTTCTGACCACAGCACATCGTTCAACTGCTTGGCAGTGGGGGCCGTACAACCCGTCTTGGCGGGATAGTGCATGGCGTGCCACCAAAGCATGACCCACGACAGGAAAGCCGACTTCCCGACACCATGGCCCGAGCGGATACTGATGCGGTCATTCGTGACCAGCGCACGGAGGGCTTTCTTCTGCCACTCCTGCGGTTCCGCGCCAATGACCTCCTGCACGAATACAACGGGGTCTTTTTTCCAGACAGCAAACCGCTCCTTGAGCGGCTCATAGATGGTCTGGCCGGAATTTGTTAACTGCGGTGTTGCCATTATGTACTCTACGCCAAAACCGTGAGGTTTTTCAAAATTTTTTTTCGGCGGACCCTAGTAACTCCAGGTCGCGCCAGCTTCAGGATTTTTTCCGGTACTCTCGCATGTAGGCGTTGTATCGTTCGCGATTTTTTTCTCGCCAGCGCCTGTTTCGAGCGACTTGACCCGTTTCTCCAGCATCATCACCTGCACCCGAAGACCCAATAGCGCCCCTATGTGCCTGTCCGCCCGTTCCGTCAACCGCTTTATCTGCGCGTCCTGACGATCCAGAGCCTTCCACAGCACGTTTGCTTCCGCAGTCGTTGCAATACCAAGCCATCTCCATATCCTCATTTCGTCCCACCTTTCATCCTCTCACGGTAACGCCGCTGACGCTCCGCATTGGTTAACGGACGCGCCCTGCGACCGCACGTTGGACACACACTCGGTTCCCCCGAAGGGGCGTTCGATTTTTTTGGGGAAACAAACCGACCCGCATCAGACGGAACCATGCCAGCGCAGACACCACACAGACCAGAACCCAAGTGACCCCGGCCCAGTATCGTCCCATCGCATTTACGGCAGTACGGCATTTTGTTAAACCCCGTGTTTTTTGACACTTTGAAAATCAAAAGCCCAGAAATCAGGGGTTCTTGATACACCACCGTAACGGAAGCGTTATGGGAGAGTAACGAGAGCGTTACGTTTTGTCAATTTTTTTTGGGGGAATTTTTGAAAGTGGGGGGAATTTGTGTGTGGTGGGGTCTCTGTATGCGGGGGCGGCGATGGGACCCATTGCGTTCT